CATACACAGTTCACCGCTTTCTTTGTTAATCACAAGGAAACCGCCGTCTTGTGTGCCCTCAGCTTTTTCATATCCTGAAAGCTGTCCAAGGTATCCGAAAGGATCATCTTCTGCTAAGCGCCCTTGTTTAAACTTATTGAATGCAAACTTAGAAGCGCTCTTAACATCAACTACTTGGCCGTCTATCTTACAATCCATGTGGCCGACAATGCCTTCAACTGTAACTTCTTTTTGTTCATCTGTTACTGTGTGCTCTGCCATGCGCACAAGCATCAAAACAATTTCTTCAAGCAGATGTCCGTATAAAAATTTAATTTGTGTTGGCGCATCAACACTGCCGCGAGGATTTTCAGAACGCTTCTCATACCACAACTGACGTGCTGGTTTTCCAATGTTAGACATACGCAAAGTAAAAGTGTTCTCAGTACTTCTAGGCGTAGCCCAATCTTTAATCGCTTTTTTTATCCCTACAACTGTAGCCTCAATAGCTTCTTCGCTGAGCGGCAAAGGCTCCCCGTTAGAAAGCCCTTCGAGCAAGCTGTAAATGTCTGGTACTACAGTATCAAGCTGCTTCATTTTGTTTTTCCTTAGGCTCTACAAAACTTTCAATTGTTTCAATTAAATAACTAACTGGTGCTCTGAACCACTCGCCTGATCGTTCAATGCCTTTGTTTACTAATAGCGTGTGTATTGTTTTTTCTGCTTCTTTGCGGTCATTAAAGAATTTAAAGTACGCAAGATCATAATTTCTAAACGGAGAGCTTGTTTGAAAAGCACGAAGCCTATCAGAAGCATCAACAGCCATGCCTACCTTGTACCACTCAGGCCAAGCAGGATTAGAAATAATATAAACATGGCCCTCGACAATGTTTGAGTACTGGTTAAGCGCTGAGAAAGCTGCGCCTTCAAAGGTTTTAAATCTTCCCGGAGCATGTAGCGGATGAGTCTTTGGAATTTCTTTTCCGTTTACATACATTCTTCGAGCGTCTCTAGCTTTAACTGCTGCTGGACTGTCTTTGTAGTAGTAAGGCTTATTAGTTTTAGGATTAATGTTCATATTATTTTCCTGTGATTTAGTGTGTTTCACTCCAGTTGTTTCCAACATTATAGTCTCCGTCTAGTGGGCAATTAAGATTAAGGTCTCTGCCAGCTTGGATGATAGCTTCAACGCCTGCTCTACCTACAAGCTCTGCGTGTTCTTGTGCACAGTCTAGCTGCCATTCGTCGTGCACATTAGCAACAAAGATTGCATCCAAGTTACGCTCTTTAATATAGCCATCAAATATTATTAGTGCTTTCTTCATTACGATTGCACCTGCGCCTTGTAGCAATGTGTTCAATGCTGAATGCTCAGACCGCACGGTTAGCTTTCGGCCATCTAATGCTTTAACGAATCCTCCTTTAGCTTCTGTTTGTACTCGTCCCGTAAGAGATTTAAATGATGGGAGATTAGCAAAGAAGCGTTCTCTAAGTCCCTTCCCAGCTGCTCTGCCTTTGTTAGCCACTGATCCAAGCTTTGCATCTCCGGCTCCGTACAAGAGTGCATAGATGAAAGTTTTAGCCTGATTTCTTGATTCAAGTCCCGCAAGTTTTTGATTAGCGGTGTGTATATCTCCGTTGAGAATTTCATTTGTATAGTCCCCGTCATTTAAATAATGTGCAAGCATTCGCAACTCTAATCCGCTGGCATCAATACCAACAAGCTTACGGCCAGCAGGTACAGTCCAACAAGATCTACACTCAGAACCATAGGGTGAGTTACTGCTTGGTATCTGTGCCATGTTAGGATGGCTGTGTGTCATCCGTCCTGTTACAGCGCCATTGGGATTGACATAGCCGTGTACTCTGCCATCGTCTTTTAGTTCTTTGAGCCAGCTATTTACTTGGGCTAAGCGCTTTTGAAGCATCAAGTACTCAGCAATGAGCGCAGCTTCTGGTATATTTTTAACACGGCTGAGGATACTTTCATCCACAATTGGCTGTCCGGTTGGTGTGTATACTGTGGGCTTCCAGCCAAAACGAATTAAGTACTCGCCAATTTGTTTCCTAGAACCTAAGTTAAACTCTGTGTAAGTGGTGCGCTGTATTGGTTTATTAGCTACGACCATTTGCAAGTATTCTTTTTCTGTGAGTCTCACGCCATTGCCGTGTTGATCAACAGCTGTCTTAGCTAAGCTCATTGTCTTGGTGTACTTTGGCTTTAGTATCTGTATTTCTGAAACAGGCGTAAAAACTTCTTGTACTTTTTCTTTAACTGCCTGAAGTCTTTCTTGGAACTGAGCAACTAATTCCATAGCTTTACGCTGATCTAACAAGAAACCATTGGTTCTTTGTTGATCTACAATCTTAGCAACGCCATGTTCTATTTGAACTGATAGCGGAGTAAACCCACGGCTCTCTAGTTTAAGATGCTGGAAAACTTTAGTATTAAGAAGCACATCGTTCTTACAGTACTCTAACATCTCAGGACTATATGCTTCCCATGCTGCGTCACTGTCGCCATAGTTTCCTTTCTTGTGCCCCAGTCTATAGCCCCAGCTTTCAAGACCGTGGTTTCCTTCGCGGGTTGGGTTGAACAGACGAGACAGAACTAAAGTATCTACAATCTTCTTGTCAAATAAATCAATGCCAGTAATCTTCTTAATGGATGGGATGTCATAGCCAATGATGTTGTGGCCTATCAGCTTTGTTGCTGACTGTAACATGGCGTAGCCTTCAGCGAGCTGGGTGTTGTCAAATGTAAACACGTCCAGTGTGTCTACATCCTGAGCAACAATACAGAAAATCTGAGTAGGTTCTAAGCCATCTGCTTCAATGTCGAATACAAGATTAAAATTACTCACAGCTCATCTCCTTGAAAATGATCAATGTCATAAGACCCTACTATTTCTTTTAGTCTACCAGTATTGTTATCATAAAGCAAGCTAGTCGCTACACCAACATCACCAGTGTACCTAGATTTAAGGACACGCACTTTGGTAGTTGATGCTTCAATAACATCTTCAGCTTGTTGGTTTCGCTCTAGTGCAATAACACAATCAGATAGCTGAGCAATACTTTGACTTCCTCGAAGATGGTTTAGTCCTGTCTCGATTCCGTTCTCGTGACCACGGTTGCCTTCGACTCTACGCAAGTGTGACACTAAGACCATGCCACAGCCTGTCTCTTCTACAAGAGTTCTTAAGCGGTGCATGATGCTGTCAATAGCTTTGCGCTCGTCGCTCTCTAGCGTAGACAATACCAACATGTGAAGGTGGTCTACAATGATCCACTTACAGTCACAGCCAATGATCATATAACGCAGCTTGCTGAAGATGCTATCCAAATCATTCATACCATGATGGGCATGTATCCAAACACGGCCCTCGTTATCGCCAGCAAAAACATTGTCATAGTATTTATCTAACTGCTCTGGTACAAACTCAGATTTGATACGATCAATGTGTAGCTTAGCGTTTGCTTCGATAGAGAGTATGCCGTCAATAGTTCTACGCCAGTCTTCTTCTAAAGCTATAATGCCTACATTGTCTTTGGTGTTGTTGATTAACCAGTGTTCAAGTTCTCGTGTCACGCTAGACTTACCTAGACCTGTGCCGCCAGTAAGAGTTACTAGCTCTCCAGATCTTAAGCCTTCAAGCTTCTTGTTGAGTCCGCTCCACGGATAAGGGATAGATCTTTTGCGGTCGCTTTTCTGATAAGCTTCGCGCTGTTCAGATACATTGAGAACACCAGAAGGTGTATAAGGCTTAGCATCCCAGAAGCAAGATACATAAGTAGCGTGTCTTCCTTGACGCAGAAGCTCATTAGCGTCCTTAGTTCCTTCGGGAAGTTGCATGAGCTTAGCTTTTCCGGGCATTAAAATCTTTGCAATCTCACGAGCTGCATCGTTTCCGGGTTTGTCATTGTCAAAGTTGATGACAACAGATTCAAAGGATTCCAAAAATTCCAAGCTTTGCTTAACATCTTTGAGGCCGCCGGAAGCCCCAAGCTTAACTGAAACGACTGGCCACTTGCTGCCCATCAATTCATACGCTGCCATAGCATCACACTCGCCTTCGACTAGGGTGATAAACTTTCCGCCACCTTTGAATAAGTGTTCGCCGAAGAGACCAGCTTCTTTTGAATTTCCAGTCCATGCAAATTCTTTATTAGCTTTGCGAATCTTTGTAGCTACAAGCTCAGTGCCTACAAAGAAAGGGTAGTAATGTTTATCGACAGAGCCGTCTGGGTTGAGTGTAGATTTTACGCCATACTTCTTTGCTGTTTCTAAACTAATCTTCCGATCTGTCAGCGGATGAAAGGCTTCAAAACCCTGTGTCTCCATGCTGCTATTCCTCTGATACGTTTTAAAGTCCCTTATAGTATCTGTGTTTTGTGGCACTTCCGATGTGCTATAGTTTTTAAAATAAGTATTGCAGCTAAAGCAAAACCCAGCTCCTTTATCATCTAAAGAAACTGGGTCACTTCCGCCGCATTTGTTACATGGTAATTTATGTTTAACAAATGCCATTACGTTTATTCCTCAGTGGTTGTATCGGTTCCGTCTTCTGGTGCGATTGCTTCTTCCGTGAGGTGCTCAGCTTTAAGCTCTTCAATTAGCGCAATAGTTGCTGCCTGTAGTAGCGTTGCAGTCATCGTCGCTTCTCTAAGCCGTACATCAGCCTCGAGCAGAGCTTGTACCAGTCCTTTTCCTCTCTCTGAAAACAGTTCTGTTTCATAGTTAACATTGTCTACTGTAATAATACTCATAACTCATTCTCCATTTCGTCGTCTTCGAATGCGTCAAACTCAGCACCATCGGGTGAGCCGACTTCTACTAGATCAAGAACCTGTACAGCTTGTAGATCTAAGCCCTTGAATGTGGTTCCTTTCCATACACTTTCCCATTCCTTGTACTGTACTCGAACAACTGAGCCATTACCTACACGGGCATCGAGTGGGTTCTTATACTTATCAAACAAACGAGGGGCTTCTCGAACCATTCCGTTCGGGCCATTCACTTTTCGCTTAATGATAATCGCTTGGCCTTCGTCCATTTGCTTAATGGTGTAGCCACGTTTCTTAAAGTCAGCTGCTGTTTGATCATCTACTACAAGATTAACTGTATAGACAGGTTCGTAGTTAGTGTTAGGGGAAGTGATGCTCGCCCAATAAGCTGTGCCGTTTAGTATTGCCATGTTGCTTTCCTCTGGTTGGTGTTAAATTAATGTGCCAGCATAACAATTTATTACTGGCTTGTCAACTGTTATTGGTTTCCAATAGAATCAAAGTCTTTTATGTCAGATGCTTTAATGAAAATGCCATCTTCCATGCGGCCTCTACGATCTTTAATATCTTCATAAGCATGATCAATACAATCCTTTAAGGATAGGTTATTACGGACTGCGATATTAATCAAGATCACAATGATGTCGCCGATGTCATCTATGGGTGTCTTCTTTTTACAGATACTGTCTGACAACTCACCAAGTTCTTGGATCAGTTTCAATACCTGTGCCTTGTCATCTGAGCCGTGGATTAAATTGCGAGCTAGGTGCCAAGACACTACGCGCTGAATTGAAATTTCTATTCCTCTATTTTCTTCTATCATTCTTTTCTCCGTTGTTTAATTCTTTATGATATGCTTCAAGTACTAGTTTGCTTAACATTACTTCTAGGTATAAATAGATCTTACTTCTGTACCACTTTTCAAATGCTAAAGGCTGCATAGAAAATAGTTGTTCTTTAAAATAACCTGACGCATGGCTATAGAGACAGTCATGTTCATAGTATTTTAAAGAAAGGTTTAAACGTAGGTCTTGTTTTTTATAATACAGAGCTGCGTTTAGTATTGACTTGCGAGTAAAGCATCCTTCTTGTACGTGATAAAGATCGAGCACTAAAGAAGGATATGAATCAACATAATTGTGGCAGTAAGGAAACACCTCACTACACCAACGCAAGTTCTGAGTCAGCCACATAAAACAAATATCGTCTTTCTTTTTGTTGCTTACTTCGCTTAACTTTCCTGACCAGTTCGGGTCTTCAAATAAACAATTTGTTACAAACTTATCGAGCTTAAGCATCTGTATTTCTCCGGTTAAGTGTCAGCCAATCTGTATCTTCTGGCATCATTTGTACCAACGACCCAAGTTCTTTTTTTAATTTCTCGTAGGTGCCAGAAGTATTCATGCGCAATTGGTACTGTTCTTTGTGACATATATAACAACTGCCGCTGTAAGCATAGAATCTCCAGTGCTCACCAGCGTCTTCTACACGAACTACACCA